ACACAACGTACTTATCTATAAGCGTACTACCCTCGGTATCGTTACTTACATAGAACCACCAAACCTCGTTGTAGCCCTCGTTAGAAGCTGCAAATATCTGGTAGTTTTGGTCAATGTTTACGTCTTGGAAAATATACTGACGGACTGTACAAGGCAGAGTTTCTACTCGACCCGTATACATATAGAACTTGTCACGCCCCATCCAGTAAGTTACGTTATTAACTGTAACCATAGCGTTAGGAGACATAATAGACAAGTTGTCCATTAAAATCTGAAAGCCCCAAACATAAGGTGCGCCTAAGTACTGCATAGAATACAAGGCGGTATCTGTCCAAATAAGAATCTCTTGGCGGGTTGTTCTAGCGCCAATAATTTCTGAGCCGTTAGATAACGCAAATTCACCTGATTGATTAGTTACTTCTGGAACCCATTGATACTCATTTGCTTGGTCAGACCAGCGTACAAGTAACGGGTTAAATGTTGTGTTTGGTGTACCTGATTGATAAGGGTTTGACCCCATACAGATAACAAACTGTTGAATTGGCGCAGTTATAACTTGCAAAACATTGTTTGGAACATAAGCACCATCTTCTCCAGCCAAAGTAGCTAAAGCATCTAAAGGTTTTGCCCGTGTAGCTACACCGTCAGAGGCTAACCAATAATATACAGCGCCAGTACGAGGAGCAATAAATAAGTTTTGTCCGTAGTTATCATTAGACCAAAGACGTAATTGGCTACTTAATACCGATGTATAGCCAGAACCCCATGCGCCTCGACTCCAAGGACCTGTACCCCAACCTGTACCAAATGTAGCTACGTTTGTACCTACGGGAATTTGATAAGCAACAGCAATAGTGCCACCTTGTGAAGTTGCTAAAGAAGTAGCAAAGGTAGACGCAGTGATTGTATAAGTACTACCAGACGGAACTCCGCTAACTACATACTCTCCTGATAACGTAATACCACCAAAAGCTGAACCGCCAGTAATAGTTAAATAGTCTCCGGCAAACGGGTTATAACTTACATCAGTTATGGTTACGGTATACCCACCTACGTTTGCGCCTGTTGTATGTGGAGCGGCAACTGTGCCGTTTATGCCACGAATTAACCCAGTTAAAGTAGCCCCGCTTACGCCTGTGTAAGAAATATCTTCCGAGTCAATCCGTATAATTCCACCTGTTGTAGGAAAGCTTGCCGTAGCAGTAAGAGTTATAGTTGTGGCTGTAGCAGTTATAGTGCCGTTAAGCGTAGAGAAAGCAGTAGAACATTTATTAACTAAAGTGCTAGTTGTAATGATAGGCGTTACGTCAAAATAATCAGCGCCCTTTTCAATATAGTATTTAAGGTTAGTCCCAATTCCTAAATAGTTATTACCAGCTAAGTCAACCCAACCCCACAAAGCACGAGCCACACCTAAGTATTGGTTAGGAGACTGCTGAGTCCAACCGCCTATCTTTTCAGGAAAGCCTGAACGAAAACGAATTTTATCGCAGTCGTACCAGCCACCCTCATTAGAGTAGTTAGTGCTCTCTCTATTAATTCCGGGTTTAAACTGTAGTTTTTGTAATGGCATACAACCGAGTTCCCTGTTTGTCAATAATCAATGCTTGTTTACGGGGTGCGTTATGGATAGAATTAGGGATACTAATATGAGTCCATCTGTCAAACTCACGAATAATCTGGTCATACGCTAAGTCTGAAGCAATCACAGCTTTAACTACTTCATCAGGAGTTACGCCCGGAACTCTTATGTCGGCAGCACAACCCACCCGATGCTGACTAGTATCTTTAGAACCAACAGCATCATTAACCAGTTTAGAGCGGAAAGCACTATTAACCATAATGGGCTTGTTTCCCAGAAGTGTTTTAACTTGCTCCAAAAACTCTGCAAGACGGGTGAGGTTTTTAAGTTCATCATCATTTGGTGTGTTATCTAATGTACGGTGGTCTGTATGCGTTAATTCTTCATAAGTAAAGTGAGCAGTTAAGTTCATTTCTTACCCTTCATATCCATGATTTTCTCAAGGGTTCTGCCGCCAAAGTAAAAGCTCATTATAAGCATTCCCCACTGACCAAGCAACTCTACATAGTTATTGTTTACCTCAACATCCCATGCGCTCATCATACCAAAAGTAGTGTATGTAACCAAGATAAATACTAGCGTCATAGGGCGAATGTTCTTAGATAGCCAAGAGTCTGACATCATGTCGGCTTGAACCCGTTTAGTCAGTTCTTGTTGCTCGTTCATGTCTGCTTGTAGTTGGGCTAACTCACCATTCTTCTGCATTTCTAATAACTTGAGTTGGGCTTCTTGTTTAGCCTGTGGGTCGGGCACAAACTTATCTACGAGCTTCATGCCAACACTTAGAATGTCATCAATTCCGAACATTAGTTTTCCCCTTTTCACGCTCCTCTAGCAACTGTACTTTAACTTGTAGTTGATGTATATCTCTGTAAATTTCTTCTTTCATTGCATGACGCTTTTCGGCAGACAAAGGCGAGTCAGTCGGCACATTTTCTTTGGTGATTAGTGCTGGCATCTGCCCTTCAATTTTAGTTAGCCGTGTAGAGAAGTCTGATACTTGACCAAGTAGCCAAGCCAAACACGCTACAACAATTGGCAGTACTGCTTTTAAAATGTCTTGTATATTCATTTTTTATTTACCAAGTCAAATAAAGCTTTTACCTTTTCCTCAAGGACGGCAATCTGATTGTGCATCTTAGCCAATACAATAACCAGCGTAACAAACGCTATTAACAAGCTAGACATCTTAGAGATTGTGTCTAGTAAGTCCATTTAAGCTGACCTTACCCACATATAAACTACTTGGTATGGTTGCATGTTTGCGTTTGTACCTGACACACCATCCAAATTAATTTGATGAACGTGACCTACGTTATTAGCATCTGTAGTTGTACTAAAAGTATGGCTATGGTCTACACTAGCACCGCCTGTTACAAAAGTTCCGTTTGCAGTTGAGCCATATACCGCAGAAATATAGTCCCCACCAAAATTACCGCCCGCATTTTGATATGTTCCACCAGAAGGCTCAAGTGTAGAGTGATTATGTGAAACACTTTGTCCGCCTGTTGTTCCAGCAAGTGTGTGTACATGGTTTGCAGATTGAGATTGTGTAACTCCACCATGACTATGACTTACAATAACAGCATCAGCAGAACCGCCTGTACCACTAAATGCACCACCGGCACCAACTAATACTCTACCAGCAGCATACGCATCCCAAGTACCAAACCCAAATGTAGCAGCTGGGTTAGTGGCGGATGTAGATGAGTAAATAGAACCTATGGGATATAAAGCCCGTACAACTGCTTGAACAAAAGCAGTAGTTGCTATTTGAGTATTATTTGTACTAGACGCTTGTGTCGTTCCTACTGCGCCACTTGCTACAGTTGTTGAGACTGTTACCGCAGTTGTTGCGGTTGTTGCGTTTGTTGCGTTTGTAGCATTACCTACAGTCATACTTGCATTTGTTCCACTAACCCCGTTAATTGTTCCACCAGTAATAGCTACGTTATTAGCATTTTGGGTAGACATTGTGCCTAAAGTACCTAAGCCATTAGTTACAGCTGTAGCTACATAAGCGGTAGTTGCCATCTTTGTTGAGTTATCACCGGCAGTCTGGGTTGTACCTGTTGCTCCGCTTGCCACGGTAGTTGAAACTGTAGTTGCTGTAGCTGCATTACCACCAATACTTAATCCAGCAGCTGTTCCGCTAATACCTGTACCCGGTCCTGAAAATTGTGTAGAAGCTGTTATTGTTGTGCCAGATACTGCACCTGAACTTGTAAGTGAAGTACAGTTAATTGCACCTGTGGTAATTGTTCCACCAGTAACAAGATTCTGGGCGTTCTGTACATAATTTAAAACACCCCATGATGCTCCTATAACTCCAGTACAGTACAAGTACATAGTCTGTCCGTTAGGAACTTGAGTTGTAGTACCGCCTGACATTTTGATATACGCAACTTGCGGAGAAGTTAAGCTATTAGTAACCATGTAAAGCTTTGGAACCGCTGGGACTATTACGCTATATGTAGCATTTTGAGTACCTGTAACTATGATTACCGCACTTCTTGCCTCGTCTGTAGTACCGTTTAGGTTTGTTAGGGTGTAGTCGGCATTAGCCATTATGATGGTAGTCTGACCAACAATAGCCTGTTCAAGTAGGGTGCCAAAGTTTGTATTGGTAGTTGAGCCCCAAGTACCTGTTTGTTCGCCATCCCCAATTAGGGTTAGTTTTAGTGAGGTTGAATACGTTGCCATAATTTATCCTTGAAAATTATTTATCTCTACCCAGCCTTCAGTTTGGCTGTTATTAATCTGTACCCAGTTAGCGTTTGTGTCAGGCACGATTGGGTTTGGTACATTACCTGAGATAACCGCATACCCAGCAAATGATAATGAAGCAAACGGCATCCCCCCAAAATTAGCTACATCAGTAAATGTCTGTTGCCTGAATCCCCAGTTAGCGTTCTGACTATCATCAATTGTAAACCAACCACGAGGAAATTGGGAATCTAAAAGAGCTACTGCCTCGGTAATAGTCTGTAAGAAGTTAGACTGCTGGGTGCTAGAATCGGCTGAATTGAGGTTCTCAACGATAGAGTTCTGAAACTGCGCAGCTATTAGCTCTACAGAAGCAGGGTTTGAGTTCTCTACAATCGTAAAGAAAATTAATGAAATTAGGGTTGCAGCGTCAGCAGCTGTGGTGTTCTCGGTTATAACTGTATTAAACTGAGCCAGAATAGACTGGTTATTATTTACTGTAAAGTTCTCAGTTATGCTTGCAGCAAACTGCGCCAAGATTGTTGGTGCGTCATTTAGAGTTGTATTCTCGGTAATACTTGCTGCAAACTGAGCCGTAATTGTCGGTGCATCCGCAAGGTTTGAGTTCTCAGTTATAGACTGAAAGAACTGATTTATGATTGTCTGCGTGGTGTCAAGTACGGAGTCTTCAGCAATACTTACGTTAAACTGCGCCAAAATAGACTGCGCATTGTCTATAGTAGTTGGTTCTGTTTGAGTAAAGTAGAAGCCTTGGCTTGCAGTCAGTAAGTCTGCTAAATCGGAGTTTTCACTTATGGATTGTAAGAAAGCAGAAGACTGTGTGCTGGAGTCATCAACACTTATATTGTCGGTAAAGCTGGCTAAGAACTGCGCAGTGATTATTTGCGCATTATCTACTGTGACATTCTCGGATAATGCTAAGTCATAACCCACCCCTAATGCAGCAAATGGTGCCTGAGCAAAAGAGGTGAATCCAAACATATTAGTTTGTTACTTCAGGGATTACCTCTAAAGACTGTTTTAACATGGTAAAAAAGGCGTTCTTACCCACGCTTAACTGGTCAAGGTTAAACTGAGCTGAAGCAATTTTACGGTCAAGGTCTATGCAATGTTGAAACAATTTTTGCTGTTCCTCGGTTAAGTCTTCAAGGGTGTAATCTACATCATCAATAGTAATCGGGGTTGTTTTTTTCTCGCCCATTCTATTCTCCTAGGTTGTACTACGGTTTAAAAATCTATACGGCTGGTGTATTCCACGGTAAAGGTGGAGTTACTACAGGAGGGTTGACTAAGTTAGCCAACTGATTTCCTACAGCCTCTTCTGTTGCGTCCTTATCTACACCGTTAGCCCAGCACCATCCTAAGACTTGTTCTTGCGTTAAGTCTGCGTAAGGTGTGAATGTGCCTTCAGGTGGTGCGAATGAACAAGTAGAGTAGACAGAGGCGTTATAAGTGCCGTCTGTTCCTGCACAAGTCCAATGTGCGGTGATTACAGTATCAGGATTAGTCTCTGTAGTAGAGCAGTCCATACAAGTAATTGTCCATGTGTATACGTTTGCCATTATTTATTCTCCAATGCTGTTAGTCGGGTTGTTAATGATTCTATTAATGCTTGTTGCTCTTGGATTGCTTTTATCATTGCTGGAACTAAAACGGATGTATCAACTGCCCAAGCCCTTTTTATAGAACCATCTTCTTTATCTTCTCCTTGCGTGACTGTTTCAGGAGCAACTTGTTCAAGTTCTTGTGCAATCACACCAAAATCAATATGATTTCCTGTTTCTATCCAATCAAAACTTCTAATTTGAATTGAATTTATTTTAGATAACGCAGATGGTGCATTAATAATATTTGTTTTTAATCGTTGGTCAGATGTGGTGTTATAAACTGTTAACCCACCTGCTCTGTTATATGTAATTGAACCTCGAGCCGTGTAACTTGTTTCAGTTGCAAACTCTACAAATAAATTATTTCCCGTTGTGTCAGCATTCCAAAAATCACACGCCCAAGCAGCTGTTGCACCCGCAGTAGTTTTAAACATACCAGCAGTTGAAGCACTACCACTATGAACCTCAAGCCGACCTGTTTGTGTGGATTGGCTTGTAGTACCCACTAATAAATTACCACTAGAGTCTATACGCATCTTTTCTGTACCATTAGTAAGAAATATTACTGGCGCATTTTCATATTGACCAAAATAAGCAGCAGGTGAAGAACCTACACCCAACCCAATTAATAAACCATCAGTAGCAGTTGTTCCAGTATCTAATGTAGTAAATTGAGCATATACAGATGAATCACCAACAGTTCCACCACCTTTTACATTTAAACGATAATTACTTGCAGTAGTTCCCAACAACAAGTTCCCACCATTGTCCAATGTCATTGTTCTAGTCGCTGAACCAAATACATTATCAGTAGACATAAATGCAATGTTATTACCTTGAACATTAAGGAATCCACCACCACTTATAGAATTTGCCGCACCTCTCCATATTCCTACATAGTTACTTGAAATTGTTGAATCACCTAAAGCAACTGCACCACCACCTAAACCATCTGCAACTTTTAATACAGGAAAAGCACTACTTGTAACTTGTAAGTTTGCTTGAGGACTAGTAGTACCTATACCTACATTACCAGCACTTGTGATACGCATCCGTTCTGAAACTGAAGTGCCGTTGTTTGTATTAAAAGCATACAAACCTTTATTAGTTGCACCATCAGCATTAACATCCAATGAAGCAAGTAATGTAGAGCCATTAAAAAACGCAACTGTTCCAGCAACTCCTGATGAGCCAGTAGATGTATTTTGTAGGCTCAATCTTCCTCGATTAGTTGCAACGCCTGTTATTCCTAAAATTCTTTCTGTTGCACCATAAGAACCATAATCAGGGTCGGTAGTACCTAATCCCAAGTTACCACTAGCAGTTAGTGTCATTGCTTGGGTAAAAGTTATTGCGTTTCCTGCTGTGCCTGATGGTGCTGTAAAGAATTGATGCTGACCGCTAAGTTGCGTATACTTTGTAGCAAAGTCCGTGACTTTATAAATAAAATTAGTGCCATTGTAATATCCATTAAACACAACATTTAGGTCAGCAGTTGCACCATATAAACAACCATTTACAATATCAAATGATTTAATTCCGTAATTTGTTGTCCAAGCACTAGGAGTAACTCCAAGACCTAGGTTGCCAGCGGCAGTAATTCGCATCCGTTCTGTTTTAGTGCTACCAGTAGCATTGCTAAATAAAAAATCTCCAGTAACTTGATTGTCTCGCCCAGTCTCCCAGTAATAAGTAACATCTGCCGACCTTGCATAACGCAATTGACCAGTAGTTGTAGTGTCATCAGTAGCAAGAACTAATCGAGTTCCAATAGTTGCAGTTGCCGTACCTATACCAACATTACCGTTAGCATCTATACGCATCCTTGATATTAAAGTACCACTAGTATTTGTTGTAGCAAATAATAACCGCCCATTAAGATTAGAAGCATCATCATACTCACCAGTAATTTGCGCTCTTTTGTATTGGTCAGAACCTGAAATTTCGTTAGTTACAAAACTAATTGCTGCGCCACTAGAACTTGTGTTTACTCTAGTATTAGCAATTTGTAAAAGTTCTGTACCTGCACCAGCTGTATTTGTAACCGAATTAGATACATGAAGCGTTACAAGAGGACTACTAGTACCTATACCTACAAAGCCAGTACTAGTAATTCTCATTCTTTCTGTGTTATTTGTACCAAAAGTTATTCCAGCATTTGAAGCATTAAATATATCAAATTGACCACCTGAATTTCTTGCTGATAGATATAAATCATTTGTGCCAGCCTGTAATCGTATTTCAGCATCATCAGATACTTTATAAATAGTTAAAGGTTTATTAGGAGTAACTCCAGTTCCAATTCCTAAGTTAGTTCCGTTAAATACCAAATTAGCACTATCCGTCAACAACCCATCAGTAGTAGCGTAAGCAACACGACCAGAAGTTAATGCGGCTGAACTTAAATTAACAGACCGCTCACTAGGATAAGTTAGGAATACGTTCTGTGAACCAGTACTGAAATTAGTTAAAGAGCCAGCATTAGATGAGGAAAGAACCGTGGTACGGGCTAATGTTCCAGACGAGTAAGTACCAATACCTACTTCCCAGTTTGCTCCGTTTTGGTCGGCTATAGCGTAGTAACAAGTATTGCCGTTGCCTACCGTGCTAAATGCTTGATAGCCTGTAACTGCGCCTAATAACGTAATCGTACCTGTACCGGGAGAAGTACAGGTCTCTAGAACTCTGTCCTTTAATACTAATGCCATGATTTATTCTCCCAAAGTTCTCTGTGCCATGTATACCCTTTATGGGACTTTCGCTGACCGTTAAGACATTTTATGACGTTTGAATGTTGAATGCCGGCTGCTTTCATTTCTTTTTCACCTATAAATTTTACAACTTCGCCAGTAATTACATTAGTGCCAACCCATACCCATTTGCGGTTATTTGTATTTCCAGCGGCATGACTATTACCTTTTGACAATGCGCTTGCTATAGCTTTTTGTTTGGCGGATGTTGGAATACCCTGCCGCCATTTATTGCCTTTATGAAAATCACTAAGCTTTTGTTTAGATTCTTCCGTGTGCATTGGTTTACCTAATTTAGCTTTTCTTGTTTTTTCTTTATGCTCTTCTGTTTGTTTATATCCAGAAGTTCCATCGCCACCATCTGTTAAGTTAGCCAGCTCATAACCCATATCACGAAAACAATTAATTAATAATACTTCGTGACTAAAGGCTTCTTCTTCCGTATCCCAATCAGCTAATATCTGAACAGATGGTTTGCCGTATTTAGCAACAATTTTATTCCAGTAGTTATTTCTACCATTCATGCGATTAGCACGGTAATGCCCACTACCTTTTCCTATATAGAAAAGGCGACCTTGAGGTGTATAGTGGGCGTATGTACAAAACACAAAAAGTCCTTTTAAATTAAAGACTTATGAAGTGGCGGTGGTCGAAAATGTGACAGAAACTGTATCACCAGCTGTAGTTGCTTTAGCTGTACTAAAATTACCTTCAGAATAAAGCGTACCAGCAGTTGAGCTTTGTGTACTAACAGCGCCTGTACCTGTTACCAAGAAGCATCCGTAAACTGTTCCGCCAGCGCCCGTGATTGTATAAGTAATCGCAGTTGCCGCAGATGTAGTGACGTTACTTGGAGTCGTACCAGCCGATGTAGCTGATGCAAACACCGCTGTTCCACGAACTGCTGAACCACCAACTGTGTAGTTAGTAAACTCTTTACCACCGCCAACCAAAGTTGTCATGGTGTCTGTAGCAGCTGGGGTTAAGGTAGCGTTTGTTAAACCTAAGAATGGTCCAACTGTAGTGTATGTACCAGAGGTTCTGAGTAGTGTATCAAGCATTAACTGCTTACCTACCGCTACGACTAAGTTAGGAAACTCTTCTTCCCATTTTAGATTACCAGAAGCATCACGGCACTCTACTTTATAAAAACCATCTACGCCCATTCCTTCAGGAATAGTTACGTTTGCTTGTAATGAGGCTACAGCGTTATCACCGCAGCTTGCTTTTTCGTTTGTCATAATTACTCCTAATTAAGAAGAATAACAGCGGTTGTTGAAGTCGCTGAAGGGAAAGTTATAGTAAATGTTCCTGATGCTGTTTTATTTGAACCAAAATCTAACACACAAATAGCCGCAGACGTTGTGCTATTATAAATCAAAGCCCCTCGTGTAGTAAAGGATGCTCCTGTCCAAACCACATTATCAAATGAAATATATGCGGTATCGTTTATAAAATCAACTGCTGGCACTATTGGAGTTAAGGTTTTTCCTCCGGCGGTGTATCCCCCGCCAACAATCTCATTGCTAGTAGTATAAGCAAGAGTTGAGCTGTCCAGAGTAGCCAGAGATGTATAAAGTGCAATTTTATAAACATAAGTAGTTCCTACGGCAAAATTTTCTAAGCCACTTAAAAGATTCTTTTTAAATATTGTAGTTTGGCCTTGGGTAAAAGACATTAACTAACCCCTATCTTAACTTGACCATCTCTATAAGCATCGCCACGTTCCAGACCATCACCAAGGCGTTTAGCTAGAGCTACTGCTTCAGTAAACTTTTGCTCATAATAAGTGACCATATCCTGCTCACCCTTCATAAATATCATAGCTTCACGCATTGAACCGTACAGGAGAACAGGGTCAAAGTTATCACCAAGCCAAGAAGTTCCAGTAGTATTATTAACCGCAGTCACGGCTATAGCAAAACCAGAACCAGAACCAACACCAATATTAGCTGCGTTAAAACTTAGGGTATCCCCTACTACATAAAATTGTCCGCCATTAGTCAGAGTTACGTTTGTAACAATACCAGCAACAATAGTTAATGTAGCTACAGCCCCCATACCAGAACCGCCTGTTAGTGGTATGTTTGTATAAGTTCCGCTAGTGTAGTTTGTACCGCCAGTAAAGGAAGCGGTGTTAAGTAAGGTAACAATACCCTGCACAATAGAGGCTGGGTAGAAGAAATAGTGTAACTCTACAGGATAGCTAGAGTTTGGGGTAGGCCCCATAATGACTGATAACTCAG